CGAAGAGCAGGAAGAACAGCGCGATCAGGATGACAATGCCCCATCCGCCGAAGCCATAATCCTTATCCATGGTTTTCCCTCCTTTCTGGGTGGAATGAATTTTGATAGGCGCTTGCGCGCGGTATCACTTGCCGATCTGGCCGACGAGCTCGCCAACCGTCTTGTTTTTGTTCGCCTCGAACCACGCCTCAAAGCCGGGCTGCGAAGCCAGGAAACTAAGCACCATCTGCGGGCTTTGCCCCTGCAGCGTCGTCTTCGCCGTCTGCAGCAGGCCGTTCAGCAGTTTGCTTCCCCCGCCGTTTCCGCCCATCAGGGCCATAATCGGATTTTGCATTGAGTTTTCCCTCCATTTCCTCAATTTTTCCGGCCATGCTCTGCAGGCCGTCTGTGATCTGCCTCAGCTGCTCCTGCAGCTGGTTCGCCGCCTTTTCCTCTTCCGTCGGCTCCGGGAAGATCCGGAACCGTGCAATGGTCTTTGCTGCCATGCTGTCGGTGCGGATGTAGTACAGCAGATTCTCTGTCTCATGCAGCGCAAGCGCGTTGTCGTTCGGCTGCATCTGCAGATTGTTGATGCTGGCTTCGCTGGCCACGGTCAGAACGCCGAGCTTCGGCGGCTGCTGCGGCATTTGCGGCATCTGCGGCCGCGGCATGGGCTGCATCTGGATCTGCTGTGCGGGATCCATTTCCCAACGGCCCGTATACGGGTTGTATGCCATGCGGTATCGCCCCTTTCTGATACCATTTTAGTAGCTCCCCGGTTTCGCCGGGGGACATCTGCGGGACACTTCCGGGGCGTTTGTGTACCATTTGCGGGACATAGAAAAGCACCCCGTGGGATCATCCCACGGGGTGCTCTTGCGTTATGCTCCTGTCAGACGGCGGGCGGTGTTGTAGATGTGCGGCAGGCGGCGGGAGATGGTCTTGCGGTCGATGCCGATTTCACCGGCCGCGTCCAGCTGCGGGAGCCTGCGCACGATATAAAGTCTCACGATCTGCTGATCGATCACATCCAGAAGTCCCTCGTCAGTGACGCGCTCCCAGTCGCTGCGCGTGAGGTGCTGAAGCTCCTTCGGCAGAGCCAGCCGCGCAGTTATTTGCTGTCACTCCCTTCGGCCCGCCGCCTGGCGGGGGCTTACTTTTCCTTGTGCGTCAGCACGGCAATATTGCCCTTGTTGCTGACTTCGAGATCCAGCGCGGCGGCGATATCGCGCACCTTGACGTAGTTCGTGCCGTCTTTCAGGATGCGCTCAACGGCGACTTCCTTGCCGTCCACGATGATCTTGCTCTTTTCTACCATTTCGGTTTCCTCCTCTGCATTTTTTCCATCTTCGAGGGCCATCACGGTATGGCCCGAGCTTACCAGTACGTCGCCGCGCAGGAGATTGGCGTCCGTCGTCAGATACTTGCCGCCGGTCAGCAGCACAAAATCTCCCGTTGCTGGCCAATCGTGCAGCATGCAGTATGTCGTGCAGCTGTTGCCCTGCCGACGGTAGAGAGCTTCGACCGACGCGCAGCCTGCGGCCACGGCGCAGAGCATCATGAGCGCGGAGCAGTCCGTCTCCACTGGCTTTGTGATCTTGCTCACGTCCCACTGGACGGCTCTGGCGGCCTCATACGCCGTGTTCCGGTTGCTCATGTCGTAACCGACATTCCGGTTTTTAATGGCCGCCTCGCACGTCTGCGCGGCCCGCTCGGCCTTTTTGCGGCTCTTGTAGCGCAGGACGCCGAGCCAGCGGCCATTGTACCAGTTGGAGATATTCAGCTCCCGCCCGGTCTGGTTGCCGGGCTGCTGGTTTCGGCCGCCTGTCTCGCCGAGGCTGGCCTGTCCAATTTTGATACTCATTCCCGCTCACTCCCGTACAACTCGTGGTGCAGCTGCAGCACGGCGGCCTCGATCAGCTTATCGATCGTTTCCACATCAAATTGAATGCCCTTCTCGGCGAGGAAGTTCACAACATACGCCTTTTTCGCTGCGCCGTCCGTCGCGGTGTACAGCTGCTCCGCCGCATTTACGCCGATCTCAACGTAAGTGCGGAGCGTTTGCAGCTTGTCCGCGTCGATCTTGGTTTTGAGCCACGGGATCAAAAATGCCGAGATGAGCGCGCTGATGAGCGCGATCACTGCCGAGATAATTTGCGTGTAGTCCATAAGTATACTCCTTTCAGTCCTTCAGCACGATCTCTGCGATGCGTGCTGCCGCTTCCGGGCCGTATTTCTCGGCCCATTTATCCATGTACTTCTGCGCGTACTTCGCGCGGTTCTCGTTCTTGGCCTTCCAGAGATAAAACCCGCTGGAAGCTGTTGTTTCAGCCAGCACCGCAAGCGTGATCTCTGTCAGATCTGCGCCTGCCGCGCAGGCGATAATGAGTGCGAGGCTGACGAGCGCGCTGCATATCAGCCACTTCTTGCTAAACTCCATTACGTTCGCACTGCGCCTCCAGCTGGTGCAGGAACTTTTTCACGTCGCCGTTCCCGCCCATTTTTTTATACTTCTCTCCGGCAATCAGCCGCTCGGCCATTGGCATTTCCTCTGACATGATGGTCAGGCGGAGAATTGCGAGATACTGCTCGTTCTGATGCGTCTGCATCTTGTCGAGCTTTTTGTCAATCTCGCCGAGATGCTCATCCTGCGATGTGGCCTTGCCGCGCTTTTTCTGTATCGCGCTGACGACGGCATTGACGACCGCCGTCAGCGCGGACGAGCCGAGCACGGCGCAGACGAGGGTAACGATGATAGTCTTGGTGTCCATGGCTATGTACCTTCTTCCGTGATTTTCTTCCACCCGTCCGGGTTAACGGATGGGTTCCAGACGTTGGCGGCGAGCAGGGATTCGTAGAGCTCGTCCTGCCACCAGCCTTTTTCGCCTTTGGAGAAGGCAAGGCCGGCGGTGATGGTCTCTGGGATGAGGCGGAAGCCCTGCTTGTAGGCGATGTCCTCCCAGAGGGTCGGGGCGGCGTCCGGGGTGTTCTGGGCCGTGTCCCAGAGGTCGGAGGCGGCGCGCTTGATGGTGCCGCCCCAGTTGATGCGCATGCCGGCTTTGACGAGGCTGCCAGAGCCGGTCAGGCGGGTGAAAAGCTCCGGCGCGAGACTCGCGTCGGCGTCAGTGAGACTGGCGGCGCTTTTGACGATATAGGGGCGCAACGCCCGCGCCCGCTCGGTATACGTGCTCATGTCAGTCCGCCTCCCCAAGAAGAATTTTCGCGGCGGTCTCGGCGTCGTCCAGCCGGGCGCGCAGGGCGTCGGTGTCCTCCGCAGCTTCTTCCGCCGGGATCCTGGTCTCCGTCTCCGTGTAGGTGTACGGCGCGTCGGCTACGTCGACGGCCTCGGCGTATTCCGCGCCGGTCTCATTCTGTCGAAGCATCATTCCTGCATCAGAATAGGTACGGTATAGCTTTACACCGTCCTTACGCTGTGTATAAAATTCTCTTTGAATCATCTTTACACCCCCACGATGTAATCTGCATAGCTACTCCAGTTGGTTGCAGCTTTATACGCCGCGACCGATGCAGCCGGGACTTTGATGGTAAATCCCGCTGTGTTCGAGCTGAACGCCATCTTTCCGAGTGTCGGAGGCGTTGCAGCCAGGCATGTAATCGATGCAAGTTGACTGCAGTATCTAAAAGCATTGTCTCTGATTTCTGTTACCGTATCCGGTATAGTGATCTGCTTAATCTGTGCACCTTCAAAGCAACTGAATCCTATTTCGGTGAGATTTTGTGGCAGAATTATGTTGACTGGGAGTTCTTCCCCCGTTTCAAAGTTGTAGACTGCCTGAATATACGCAAACGCACTGTCTGGAAGCACTGTCACAAGTGGCGGAACTGTCAGCGTTGTGATGTTTGCACCATTAAAACATGCCCTACATAACACGCTGATCGTATTTGGCAGAACCAGCCCGTTCACCAGTGTCTCACCAAACGCAATCGATTCTATTGCTGTGATGTTATTCGAAGCATCACTGAAATCGAGGTTTTTTAGTTGTTGCTGCCCTGCGAACTCCCGCGCATAGATTGCCGTGTGATTATAGAGTTTTGCGCGCTTGATATAGTGGTTCGTGTTGCCGTCGATATCCACTTTTTCAACATACTCTGCTTCCATGTACGGCCCAGATGGGGCGGATTTTATGGCCTGGATTGCCGAGACGAAGCCGTTCGGGTAAGCCAGCGGGTCGGATGTGCCGCCTTTGGCGCGGATCGCGTCGGCGACCTTTTTGAGGTCGGTATCGTTTGTTAAGTAGTCCATTAAAAACTCACCCCGTTTGCGTCAGAAATCGAGACAGCTGCCCACGCGCCACTGACGACGCGCAAGAATTTGCCGTTATCGGAAGCGGTGACGGCCGGAAGTTCCTTTTTGCCCCACGCGTCTTTATTCTCGCGCACGTCGCCGATGGCCTCGTCGATCTGCGCGCCGGTATACTGGCTGTTGTACGCCATGTGATCACTCCTTCATGCACAGAAAATCCTCGCCGTCTGCCGTTTTCAGCGGCTGCGACTGTCCGGACGGGATAAATCCATAATTGTCATTCCAGCTGCCGTCCGCGCCCTGCGCGAACAGCGAAATGCGGTATTCTCCGTCGCCGGAAAGCAGGAAATCGTCGTAGACCTCAAAGGTGCGCTGCGTACCCGCCGGGGTCTGTGAGAAGGACGCGATCAAAGCGCCCTTCCCGCGGCCCCAATCCTCGCCGGACTTCGTCGCGCGGCACTCAAAAGCCGTATAGGCGATGTCCGACGAGAACGTGACGGTGATGGAGTCGTACCCGGCCACTGCCGAGATCTTGTTGCCGGTGATGGAGAATGTCAGCTCCGGCGCGGCCATTACGCGGCACTCCACGTCCCGGCGGCGTTCTTGACGAAGACCTTCACAATCTTCACGCCGTCGCCGGAAGATGCCGATTCGAGGTCTGCGCCCTTGACAGTGACGTTGATGGCGGTGTTCTTCTTGTAGCCGCCCTCCGTGCCGCTGACGTTCGTGGAGCCGCCCGTCGTCGGGATCTGCGTGCCCGCCGTGTGCAGGCTGCTCGTCGCCGGAACGACGCGGACGGTGTATTCCTCGAAGTCCACGTCGCAGACGAAGGAGAACGCCGCTGCGTCGTAGCCTGTGACCTTGGAAATGCGGCTCTTGTCGGGGCCGGTGATGGTCACGGCAGGGATCGAGGTATTGAGCGTGATGGAGTCGCTGACCGCAGCGGACTCGTTGCCGACGTCGTCACGTACCTTGACATAGATCGTCTTGAGGCCGTCGCCGTCCGGGAGCGTAATGGATTTTGTTGCGGCGAACGTCTCCCACGACGCAGCCGCTTCCGTCGCCGCCGTCTTCGTGCCCCAGATCTTCATCTGGTAGCCCGTCGTTGACGTATCGGAGACGGTGATCTTTGCAGTGACGGCTGCGCTGGTCGCGTACTGCGCGCCGTCGTTCAGAACGAGCGATAGGCCGGCAGGGGCCAGCGTATCCAGCGTTAAATTAAAAAAGCTTGCCATTCGGTTTTATCCCCTTTCTTCGCTTTTGAGTTCGATGTACAAAAAGCCGCCAGGCCTTTCGTAGATGGTTCCTCCGCCCAGATGGGCGGACTTGATGCCCATGGAGCCGATGAACAGCTCCAGAATGCGTTTGAGTCCAACTGCCAGCATGTTATCCCTCCACCAGATACAGCGTCCGCGCGTCCTTTGCGGTCAGCGCGTCATATTCGGATTTCGTGAGCACGCGGATCTCATCGATCTGCGCGGATTGGATGCCCCCGCCGCCTCCGCCGCCGGACTGCCGGGCTTCGTTGATGGCGGAGACGAGATTGTCCTTGTTGTAGGTCTTGAGATCGTCGAGGTCGCCGATCTGCTCCTGCAGCTGCGCCCAGACGGGGAGCGTGGGATCCGCCGAAGGATCGCCGGACGGCTCCGCCGCAGGCTGCACCTTGCCGAGCGATACCCAGACTGTCGGCAGCACGACGCCGGAGGCGTTCGTGCCGTACACGCCGACGCGGGCATAGCGCCCCGCCACGGCGAGAATCTCGGGCGGGACGGTCACGGTATCGCCATCCCATTTCGCCGGGAGTACGTCGATGGTGGCCCTGCCGTTTGTAAATACGGCGGTCTTCGTCAGCCCGTCCCAGTCGGATGAAAACGCGAATTCGACGCTGACGGCCTTCGCCATGCCCGCCGTCAGCACCTCCGGCGGCGAACAGAGATGCGCGGAGGCTTTGTTTATGTGGATCTGGATCATGTCGTTTCGCCTCCTAGCCTATCGTCGTTCCGTTTACGCGGATTTTCCCTGTGCTTGTTACGTCTATAACGCCTCTGATTGCGGCGTTATAGCACAGATATATCGCACGCCCATACATTGAACCAAAATATTGGTTGTACGCTCCGAACGTCATTGGAACCGCCATCGGCAGCAGCATATTTTTGGTTGGGGCGACGTAGATTCCGTTATCTCCACGCTGCAGCGCGTATGGTGTTTCCGTCGTTCCGCTGCCGCTGCCCGGCGGGCCTACGACGTACTCGACGATATAGCTGCCGGAGATCCGCGCGACCTTGACGCGGTCGCCTGCGGCGAAGGTGGCCGACGTGTTGCACTTGTAATGCTTCGTCGTGGCCTCGGTCTGCCCCTCCAAAATGAGAGACAGGCCGTCGTCGTATACCGCGCCGACGGTTGCGAGAAAGTTTTCCGGGAGCTTTTCGTCCTGGATCTCGATATTCGTTACAAACAGGCTGTCGATTCCCTCCATTATGCGATCACCGTCCTTTTCGCAGAGTGTGTCATGAGGCTGCCGGCCTGCATCGTGACCGACCAGCCGGTTTCAAGGTAAATGCCGCCGATCTCGTCGTGCGTCAGAGCAAGGATATCTCCGACGCCGTGCCCCGGCTCATTGAGCGTGTAAAATGTAATGGCGCGCGTAGCAAGCAGCGACTCGTTGCGGCGCTTGTCGGCGTAGGCCTGCAGCTCCTCCTGCGAGGCGATATTGTCTACCCGCTCGACGGAGGTAATGCGCATGCCGCGCTTAAAGGTGGACTTCTTGGAGGCCGGATTGTCGTTGACGGCCGTCGCTACCATGGCCGCGTCCATGTCCGGGTTGTTGCAGGTCACGACGAAGACGTTCGGCGCGTCAAAAATGTCCGTTTCGTCCGACCAGTCCGGCCCCGGATGTTTCTCCGGGAGAAACAGGTCCGTCACGCCGTAGCGCCAGTCGATGATTGCTGCGGACGGCTCCTGATACGGTTCGAGGCGGCACACGCCGTCCGCGTCAAACCAGAGGCTTTCGTAATTGATCTCGGACAGCAGCGCATTCACGATCGTCAGATAGCTCGTTCCGATCGGCCAGTCTTCGCGGTCTGTCGCCAGCACAGCAACGTTCGGCGTTGCGATCACGAGCGAGATGCCGCAGGCTGTCAGCAGCTTGCGGATCTCAGTGATGTACGACGAGCCAGCGGCAAGATGCAGGATCGTCTCGGTTTTTTGCGTATACACGCGCCAGCAGCGGTCGTAGGCTTCGATCTCTACGCGCGTGCTGCCCGCGCTGCCTTTTTGGCTGACGGTCGCGGCCTGATAGATGCCGAGCGATGTTTCGACGCCGTTGATGCTGATCCACGGACGCAGCTCATCGGATTCCAGTTCCGCGAGGTCGTTCGGCAGGAAGCTGCCCTTGAAGGAGCCGTGCAGGGTGGCTGTCCGGTCGCACATGATCTGCGGGGCGCTGCTGGTGTCCCATTGGAGGTGGGTGATGGGCGCGCCGTTTCTGAGCACGTCGACGCGGAAGCGGACGTCACGGGTCAAGGGTGATCGCCTCCTCCCGGTTGGTGTGCGAGACGGTAAAGGCGTAGCGGCGCATGAATTCGTCGCTGTTGCTTTCCAGCGACGGAAGCGTACCGATGGCCATATTGCCGTAATGATCTTTGAGGCAGACGAGGCGGCCCACAAGGGCCTCCAGCGCGAGGGATGCGGCCCGCTGACTGTGTGGCCATGCGCAGGCGACGGACAGGGCGCGGTCGCGCTGTTCGCTGCGCTCTTCGACGGGGTATGCCAGCCCGGCCAGATGGACGGTCGAGACACCCGCGCTGAAGCTTGCGCGGTTCGTGCGCAGCTGCGTCTCTGACAGGCGCATTTCCAGCCAGACACCGGTTTCCAGATCGCAGATCATGTTGGTCTCAGGCAGGATCTCGGCGGTGTCAGAATTGGACACGCCGTAATTATCGCTGTCGGCGTAGCAGCCGCGCACGCGGTAGGTCACGCTGCCGATGCTGGTGTGGTCGACGTACTGCTTTTGGACGGTGCGGCCAATGGCGACGCCGTCCCGCTCGATCAGGTAAAAATCATAGCTGCCTGCGGTCTGCCACGTCAGCGCGGCCTCATGGCCCGCGTCGACCGACAGCGTGATCGCTTCGCCCTCGGTGTGCGAGATTGGGAGCGCCGCTGCGCTCCACTCCGACCACATGCCGTACTGATTCTGTACGCGCACGCGGACGGTGTAGCTGCCGTCGGCCAGATAGACCGGCGATCTCCACGCCTTTTCTGTCCCATAGACTGTGCCAGAGGCGTACCCGCTGGACAGCGTCAGCTGATAGGCTTCCTGCTCGGAGGTCTGCCAGCTGATCTTCGGTCGCGGGCCTGTGGACTGAATGACGATGGACGGCGCGGATGGGGCGTTGATGGCGATAAACTCTGCCTTGTCGCTCCATTCCGACGGCGTGCCGTCGGTGTTGTAGGTGCGCACGCGCCAGTATTTCGTGCCGCTGGTGAAGGTGTTCGCGGGCACGTCATAATACTGATTTTCGCCCGTGACGGTCGCGAGGGTGTTCCAGGTCGTTCCGTCGGCAGACCATTGCAGATCGGCCTTGCTCTGCGGCGTGCCGGTGGAAATGATGTGCTGCCAGCTGAAGCGGTTGGCGATTGTTGCGTCGATGACGATGCCTGATGGGGCGACTGGTTTGCATGATGGTGTTGCCTCCGTTGTTGATACCGTCACCCATGCGGACGTTGCCGTCAGATTGCCCGCTGTGATCGCCGTGATCATCCAGTCTATGGACTCGGCGGAAAATGTCTCCGCTGGCACGGTGTAGCTCTTTTTTGATCCGGAAACAGCAATGCTGTGCGTGGTCGTCGTGCCGGTTGTCCGCCAGTAGATCGTTGCGCGTGTCTGCTCGACAGAAACCATTGTCTTATCCTGCTGCTGCACATCCCACGAGAAAATACTCGCAACGTGCTTCGGTGTATATGCGCCAGCTGCGGGGCTCATCGCAGAAATTACAGGCTTCTCAACAGTGAAGCTCGACCATGCAGCGGTTACGGTCTCCCCTTGGCTTGTGGTCAGTTGTATCGTCCATTCCAAACTCCCGACCGGGAGAGTCCCTGCTGGCAGCGTTGCGTTCGTTTCGTCTGCACCCACGCTGACCGAATTATCCGTGCTCGCGTTTTTTACCCGCCATTTCAGCGTCTGACTTGCTACTGTTGGGAGTTCATAGGTGTAATATGAATCCCACTGCAAGGACCACTTGAATTCTTGCGCAATTTCTGACGCTCTTTTCCCGCTTTCTGTCAGATAGATTTTCGGAACCGCCGTCTGGTCTTCATAGGTAATTACAATATATGGTTTATTGCTTCCCTTCGCAGATTGCACCACGACATTCATATTCGGGTACACGCATGCGCCATTTTCAAGCAGCATTTTTAGGTTTGCCGCCGATATTGTTGTCGCTGTGCTTCTGTATTTATTGTTTTCCAGGCTATAAGGCTTAGGGATCGTTGCGAGTTTCAAGGATGCCCCCGGCATTGTGTTGTACGTAACCGACCTGAGCTGTGGCTTTTCCGCCAGGAGATATATTTCCGGATCGTTTGTTGTTCCGCCAGAATTGATCTGTGAGCAGAAAAGATAGTAGGTTATCGCCGTTATTTTTTTGTATCTAAGCGCTGCAAGCTGTGCGCTCGTTGGTGCAAACGTCATCAGCATTCTGCAATAGTTTCCGAAGTCGTCTGATGTGGTTTGCGTTGCACTGTAATAGTTTGTATTTGGATTATCAGTTCTTACGATTGCGGAGTCGTTCGCGTAAAGGGTAAGCGTTCCCATTTACTTCGCCCCCATTCTGGCTGTGATCCTCGCGTTTTTGGCGATACGGAGGATGGTGTCGAGGTCGTCGACGTGGTCGACGTAAACGTTGGTGTTGTAGGTATCGCCGGAGGTGTAGCGCGTTTCGCTGGCTGTCTGGATGCGCGATCCGGACGGCAGGAAGATCCGCTCGAGACCGTTTTCGTTGACACGAGTCCAGCCGCCAGACCAGTTGTCGGTGCCGGCGGCGTTGCCGCGGAGCTTTTTGAGGTATTCCTGCACCCACAGATCCTGCGACTTGCCGAGGACGGAGCTGTCGCCCGCACGCACAAGGGATTCATACTGCGCGTTCGCGTAGGACTCCATGTTTCCGTAGGCCTTGCCGGTATCGGTGTCGAAGTAGCTGCCGTAGCCGTTCGCGGCGGTCGCGCGGTTCGTATCCTGCTGCATCCACTTGGTATTGAGCTTCTGTACATTCGACATCTGGCCCTTGCCGTAATTCAGGCCGAGCGCCGTTCCGACCTTGTTAAAATCGAGCGACAGCAGGCCGGATACAAAGTCCCCTGCGTCCGCAATGGCTGCCATAAGCTCTGCAAGCGGCCGCAGCGCTCTTGTCAGCGCCGGTACCTTATCGTTGGACAGGGTATCCATCGGCGCGATGATATCGCCCGCCGTTTCGAGCAGCATGCCGAAGGCGTCAACAAGCCCGGACTGCTGCAGCACGTCGCCGATGTACTTGATGCCGCTGGTCACGTCGCCGTAGAATTCCTCGAGATACGGCGCAAACTCCACGGCCAGCTGGTTTTTCACGCCTTCCTGCGTCTTTTGCAGGCGGGAATAGGCGTCGTCGACGCCTTGCAGCGCCTTGAGCGCATCGTTGTCCAGGACATAGCCCATGTCGTGCGCTTCCTGTGCGTATTCCTGCATCTTCTCGCTGCCGATCTCAATCAGCGGATTTAATTCCTGCGCGGACTCGGACATGAGGTCCATAGCCAGCGCATCCCGCTCGGTCTGGTTTTTCATGTCGCCGAGCGCGTCGATGGTGTCATAAAAAACGTCCTGCGCGCTGCGAAGACTGCCGTCGGCATTGGTGATCTCGACGCCCAGCTGCTTGTACGCCTCATAGGCGTCGCCGGTGCCGGTCGCGGCCTCCTGCATCTTGTTGGTGGTCTCTTTGAGGCTGTCCTTGATGCGGTCGAAGGAGACGTCCGTGAGGTCGGCCATGTAATTGAGCTCCTGCACGGAATCGGTTGTCGTGCCGGTCACGGAGGCGAGCGTCAGCAGATCGTCAGCGTTCGAGGCGGCTTCCTTCGTCATGGAGATCAGCGCCTTTTCGGCTTTGACGATCGCCGCCGCGACGGCAGCGAAACCGCCCGCCAGCGCCAGTGACTGCGCATCGAGGCTCCCCATGGCGTTCATGGAGGACTTCATGCCGTCCGGCAGCTGGATTCCGAGCTTGGACGTCAGGCCGTTCACCACGTCGCCGAGGTTGCCCATGCCTTTCCCGGCTTCCTCGGCCGCATCCCCGATTTCGCCCATGCTCTGCGCGGATTCCCCGGTTTCCTCGTTGGCTTTTGCCATCTGCTCGGTATTGCGCTTCAGCTGGTTCTCCATTTTGTAGAGCTCGGCTTCCGCGTTTGCGAGCTCCTTCTCCCAGCGGCTGGTTTCTACTGCCCCGATCTCATAATACTCTGTTGCGTTTTTAAAGGCTGATTCCAACAAATCTACTTTGTTGGCCTGCTGGATGATTTTCTGCGTTAAAAGATCATTCTTTTTAGCCATCAAGTCCGCAGAATCCGCACTATCTTCATATTCTGCTGCGACCTTCCGCATTTGGGCGTCCAGTACGTCTATGCTGGCGTTGAGCTGATCTATTGATTGTTTGTACTTTTGCTCTTTGTCGCCGCGTAGACTTTCGCCCAGCTTGTTCGTGCGCTCAGCCAGATCTGCCAGGCCATCCGAGAAGTTGTCGGCAGCACCACCTGCCGCCTCCAGCTTAGACGTGTTGTCAGCCAATGCACGCTCCATTTTTACAAGAGCGGCTTCGGCATTGTTCAGTTGCTGCTGGTACTTTTGGGTTGTCGTGTCGGATATGCCGTAGGCCTTGGCAGACTTCTGCAGCATCTCCTGCAGCTGTTCAACCTTATCACGCTGCGTCAGGATCTTCTGGTTCAGAACCTCGTTGATCTCTGTCAGACCCTTGATGCTGTTTTCGTTCCCGGCATAGGTCGTGTTAAGCAGTTTGATCTTGCTGTCCAGCGTTCCGAGCGCGGCATTGATCTCGGAGATCCGCTGTTTATACTCGGCCTCGCCGTCCAGTTTGATTTTTGTGCTAATGGTGGCGTCAGCCATTTAAAGTCCCCCCGATACAAGATAATCGTGCAACGATAAGCCGGACGGCTGATCCAGATCGACATATCTGCCGCCTGGCATTGCCTGAGATGCAGACCGGCGCGGCGTGGCAAGGGAAAAGTATTCCCGATAGATTGCCATGCACCGCGCCGGCGTCATCGTCCTCCAAAATACAGCCTCATCGTTGTGCAGGACGTTGATCCAAATGTTTAGGTACCACGCGAATCGGATGCTGTAGGGTTCGGCTGCGTGGTCTGTTCTTTTTTTTCGTCGGATTCCTCCGACTGGTTCCCGGTCGGCTGAGCTTCGCCCGGACGCTCCGTGTCCGGTTCATAGATCGCCTGAAAGGTCATTTCAATGATTCTGTCTGCGATCTCACCGAAGCGCTTGGCCGTCATCATCTTGCCGACATCGCGGCTCGTGAAGCGCTCCGGCCAGCCCTGGTCGTAGGCATACTCGTTCATGGCGGCGGCCACTGTCTCAAAAACGTTCTTCATGGTCCGCTTCCGGGACAGCAGCGGGTCGAGCGTGCCGCCGTGCAGCTCCTGCAGGTCTGCTAGGACGTTCATGTTGACGTAAAGCTGATAGGTTTTCCCGCCGTGCTCAAACGGCAGGGGTTTCGGCTGTAAGTACATGACCGGCCCCCTTACGCAGTCTTGCCGAGAACGGCGTCGCAGTACGCTCTTGCATCCTCCTCGGAGTCGCAGGTAGCAATCTCAACAAGGTTGTCGAGAGCATCGACGAGGAATTCGCCCGACGTGACCGGCGTATTGAACGTGATGTTCTCGCCGAGAGTCTGGTAGACATGGCTGGGCGGTCCGAAGAGCGCACGGCCGATGAAAATGCAGGTGAATTTCTCCACGCCGTCGATCATGTCAGGCGCATAGAACGAGACGCCGACATACTGGCTGGTGGATGTCTTGCCGTACCGGACCACACTGATGGATTTTGTCTTGACGGTTCTGGTCGTTTTTACTGCCTTGTACAGCAGCACCTGCGCCGCCTCGGTGATATACTTGACGCCGAGCGAGATCGTGCCGCCGGTCGCCTTACGCATATACTCAGCGAGGGAGCTTTCGGCATACAGACGGCCTTCTGCGTTGCGCAGCTCGAAGTTTGCCGTCATGGCGTCGCCGACCTTTGTGACGTCACTGTAGGTCACAGTATTGCCGGAATCGGATTTCGTGTATTTTGCGGCCTGAATGTACCGCAGATCATATGCAGGCATAGGCTCCTCCTATCTGTTCAAAATGTTAATCGCTTCTTTGCGCATGGCTTCATTTGACGCCGCACGCGCGGCCTTTATGGCCTGGTTCCAATAATGGTCAGCTTTGATCGCGCCGCCTCTTCGCTTCCAAAGATTACGCGATTTTCGGCCATAGTTGAGGACAAAGCCCTTGATATTATAGGGCTGCTGCCGCGCGTCCTTGCCGCGCAGCGTGACGACCATATAGGGGACATCCTGCTTGTCACGCTTGACTGTGTTCGGACGGACGATATGCCGGTATGTCTCCCCGGTGCGGCGGTTGTGACCAGCGGATACGTAGGCGGATTTTACGCTGTCCAGCAGGACGTCCGCGCCGGCAGACAAAATCGTCTTCAGGTTCGTATCGGTAAAAAGCCGATCAGCTTTCAATTCCTTGATGATATCCTGCGCCTTTACCTCGGCTTCAAATTCCGCCATGTCAGATCACCTCAAACGGGATATCCGTGTAATACGTCATGGTCTGCTCATCGAAGCTCTGCTCATCCTGCCCGACCGCGACGCGGCCGGCAATGAGCGCGGCGATGATCTGCGCCGGCAGCGGATCGTTTTCCGTCTGCGTGGCCACTGTGACAACGCCTAGATTGACCGTGCAGATCGGCGCGCCCTCCGCCCGTTCCGACCGCGTCCCGGTCGGCGTCCAGACGACATAGCGCTCCTCGCTCGGGCTCGCCTGCACCTTGTAAACGCTGACGGCCTCCGGAACGACGGTGTCCAAAATGGACTCAATCTTCGAGTAGCTCATATTTGCCCTCCGGCTCGGTCAGGCTCAGCGTCGTACATGGCAGGCCATTGTCGTCGTGCCCGTACTGCGCCTGATCGATCTTGTAGATGTGGCGGCCCTCGTAGCCTGTCAGGCTGACATACTGATCGGACGTGATCGGCGGCTCATCCATGCCGCGCGGGACGCAGACGAGCTTGACGATCTTGCTGTTGGCCTGTTTGCCCGCGTAGTAGCGCGAGGCATAGACCTCCTCCTCGGCGTAATAGTACGATGTACCGGGGCCGAGCTTGGCCAGCAGCGGCGAGGAGCCGGGGCGAAGATCATGGACATCGAGAATCTGATCGTAGATCATGGTGATACCTCCCGCATCTTCTGCTGCAGCAGCTTATCGTGCAAATACGATCTGAGGCCGGACGGCAGCGGATTGTCCGCGGTCGTGGCGCGGCTGCGATACATCCATGCGGCGACGCGGGCGACGAGGCCGTTATCCTCATCGTTCGCGGAATCAAGCGTAATACCCTTGGTTTCGATATACCGGGCAGCCTGCGCAAGCAGGTTGCCCAGATATGCGGCCTGATCGTCGCTGATCCGCATCAGACCGAGATCCACGCAAAGCAGGTCGATTTGCCTCGACGTGTTCACACAAGGCTCAGACAATCAGGCCGCCTCCTTTCTTATGCGCCGGCCGTGCAGGTCGCAGAGCCGAGCTTGACAGCCTTGCCAGCACTGTCGATCTCCACGACCGTGATGACATTCCCGGTCGCGGCTGCGACCGCAGCCCCGGAGGTCATCGCCGTCCAGCTGGCGTCCAGCTTCTCACCGGCTTCGACCGACAGCGGAGCACCGGCGAGCTTATAACGGAGCTTGTTTGCGCTGGCGTTGCCCGCGACCGTGACGGTCGTCTTGCCGGATGCGCCGGCCGCCGTCGTGACGATCAGAGTGCCGAGACCCTCGTTGACGTAGTCGGCACCGAACGTAATGGTCGTTTTCGGCGCGGTATTTTTGTAGTTGAACAGCACAAACGCCTCGCCGATTGCCGGCTTGCCGTCGTAGCGGGCAAGGCCCTTGAAGCAGGTCATGTTCTGCAGCCACTTGACGCTCGTATTGGCCTCGATGACCATGCCTTCGCGTTCTGCCAGACTGTACAGAGAGCCGAAGCCGCCGCAGACGTCGTAGTCCTGCATAAAGTCGAGTTCGACAAACGTGCCGCCGATGACGGGCATTGTGTCGCTGACACCGGCGACCAGAGCTGCGGCCGAGTTAAAGTTCAGGCTGCGTGCCACGATATCGAGGTGCGTTTTACGGTTGCAGAACCACACTGCGCGGCCATCCGAGTAGTTCGGGGACGGGACGCCGGTCGCTTCGCAGAGCTTCTGGAAAAACTCCTCGCCGTACTTTGCGCCGAGATCCAGCTTGAGGATATGGCTCTCGTGCAGATCGGTAAACGTGCCCTGATTTGCGCCCCACCATTCCGGCTTGGACGTCGCGGCCAGGCGGGTGATGATACCGACGGGCATCTTGGTACCGGTGCCGTAGATACCGGCCTTATCCAGGCCCTTTGCAATGGACGCGGCCAGATACTGCATAACCGTGGTCAGGAGGGCGAGATCCGTGTCGTCGGACAGCACATAGTTCGGCAGGGCGATGTAGCCGCCGACCATAAAGCCGTCCATGGTCAGCTGATAAAAATTGATATCAAGCTCATTCATGGCGGCGTCCATTTCCGTCCAAATGGCTTCCGGCGCAACACCGGCAATATTCTGGCGGCTGGTACCGCCGACGCTCATCACGGAAATGTGCGGCAGGACGCGGGACGACTGATAGGTCAGATCACGCAGGAGCGGAAGCAGGTTGTCGGGGATACCGAGTTCTGCGCCGCTGACGCTGCGCTGCGACGTGCGAAGGGCGCGGATGTTGGACAGGAAATCGCGGGTTTCGGGGGCCTGCAGCAGGGCGTCGCGCTCCTGGTAGGTCAGGCCGAGCCAACGGCGCTCGGGGTTGGTCATGGGCATGGTGTTATTACTCCTTTCTTCCGCCGGTGCTGCCGGCTGGCCTGCCGCCGGAGGCGGCGTCTGGGCAGCCTCAAGGCTGCGGATTTCTTCGGTTGTTGCATCGATGCGGGTCTGCAGCTCTGCGATAGCCACGACGTTTGCGTTGCGCTGATTCTCAAATTCGTCGATTGCGGCATCGACAGCGGCGCGGTCCTCTTCGGTCTGCGCGGCAGCGATATCCGCCTCAAGCTCATGCTCGCGGGCTGCGAAGCTGTCGCGCTCACTGACCAGCGTCTCCATCTGTGCCTGCATGCTGCGCAGATCCTGCTGGCGTCTCAAGATTTTAAGTGCCATTGTTACCTCCAAGTTTCTTTCTTGCCGACGCGCGCCATGCTTCGCAGCGACGCCGGTTGATTTCCTCCAGATCCTGCTTTCTGGCCGATACGCTCGTTTCGGTGTACGCCGGGAATGTGCAGACACTCACCTCATACAGCGGGTCGACCTCCTCGATTTCCCAGCGATACTTGCCGCCGCCGAGATCGACAAAGGTCTCGCGCTTGATTTCAAAGCCAAAGCTGCACTGATCGACGTCGCCGCGCTGGACCCGTGCGTACAGATCCATTGCCGAGCTGTCCTGCCGGTTGATCTTGACGGATCCCCACAGGCCGCGGGTATCCTGCCGCAGTGTCAGCGTGCCGGACTTCGTGCGGCCGAGCACAAGCGTAGTATTGTGGTTGATAAGGGCGCGAACATCACCGGAAACGCTGGTGTCAAAAGCGCCGGGCTTGACGATCTCGCTTGCGCCCTCCCAGAGCGGATACTCCGAGTTAAAGACGGCAAAATAGCCTTCGATATAAAGATCGTCAGCTGCTTCGCGGGTGGTAAACTGCTGCGAGCAGCTGCGGATCTGGCGCGCAGTGCGCTCATTCGCCATTGCCTTCGCCTCCTTGCTCCAATTTTTTCTGATTGCCAATCATATTGGCCGGGATGTAGTTCTCAAGGATAACGCGCTCATCCAGCCCGTCTACCGGGGATAGATCCAGCCAGTCGCGGCTTTCGTTGCCGCTCATAATGCCCTTGACGTACAGGCCGGTGGAAACATCGGCCAGATCCTTAAGCGTGTAGCTGTACAGTCGGCGGACGGACATCTTAAAATACCAGTCCGGAGACAGCAGCAGCTTGCGCGTCAGCTCCGAGCAGATAATGTTCGCGATGGACGTCGCCGTTGTCCGGATCATGTGGTTGTGGTCGGCGTCGGAGTAGTTGCCGACGCCCAGCATATACGGCGTCACACCGACGATTGCTGCGACCTCCCGTTTGTCCAGTTCGACGCCGTCCTTGAGCGCAAGATCCGAAAGGCTCAGCGGTTTTACCTGCTGGATATCCATAAGTTCCGCCGGAATGATCCACGGCGCGCCGGCCTCGGAGTTTTGCAGATACTCGGACATCAGCCGCTTGCGGCCCGCTTCGTCCGAAAATTCGTCGGAAAGGCCGTCGACCTTGACGATGACGGACGGCTTCCATTTGTCGGACATAAAGCCTTTTTTCGTGGCGGACGCTTGCCGGAGGTTGCCGGTCACGTCCCGCAGGCTTGCCCGGAGGCCAAGCCCAAGCCACGGCTGATCCGGGTCGGGCCTGTACTTAAAGTGCAGCACATCAGTAGGGTCGTACACCTTTCCGCGCCACGTCACAAAGTAGGTCAGGCCGCCGTCCGCGCTGGCCACTGTCGCGCCCGGCATCGGGGTCAGGTCGACCAGTAGGCCGCCCTGCGTCTGCGGCAGGACGAACGCGCTGCCGCACGGGGAAAGAAGCATTGTTTCAACGATCCATTCAACCCAGTCCTTTCGGCCGCCGTACCGCCATGGATGAATATCGACGAACCGGCTGAGTTCATTGCGGACGCGAATGTCGCCGTTCTCTGCGTTGCGGAACAGCTGAATCGTCGCGTTGCTGACGATATCCGCCAGCCCTCCGACCGCTGCCAGAACATCAGGGCTGTCAACCAGCCGCCGGTACCCTGTCACAGCCAGCGTGTCAGAATTGGACACCAGCCACTGCAGGCAGGACTGGTCGCTTGCAGCGCTGCGGCGCTGCGGTTTCACTTTCAATCGGCATCAGCCTCCGTTTCATGCTGGGCACTGCTGTACCAGCCAGCGCCCTTGCTGCTCTCGCTCAGATCGTTCAGATAGGCGCAGGCCGCAAAGACCGCGCAGTCAAACACGTCAATGCGCAAGTTCGGCTCGATTTTCTGGTACTGCACCATGTCGTCAGCTTTTTCAACACCGGCGACGTTCTGCACGCAATACTCCATCGGTTCAGCGTGCATATAGTAGAGTGTGCCTTGCTTCGCGGACTTTTCGAGATAGCGGAACCCCTCGGATTTGAGGATAAAGGTTTGCATTTGCGCCTTGACCGGGAAATGCTCCTTTTTCATCTCGACGAAATACTCGCGGCAGAATTTCGGATCGTGTCCGATGCGGCGAAGCCTGAAGCCTTCGGCGCGGCGCTTCTTGAACCAGCGGACAATGTCACTGTAATTCGTGACTTTGTCGTTGGTCATATCCAGCCAGCCATCGTCTTTCCAGCCAAACAGCGGGATTTGATCCTTGTTGGCCTTGATCTCCGCCGCTGGCCGCGGGAACCAGCAATGCGGGATGATGATATCGACGCCCTTGTAATGGCCGAACAGGCAGCAGGCTGTCAGGTCGTGCATCTTGGACAGATCCGCGCCGCCGTACCACTTGACCGGCAGACGCGCGAGCTGCGCCAGCGTCCAGCTGTATTTCGCGTCGGACTTGCGCCACTCGGCAATATCAAACCAGGCGCGCAGAGCCGTCGTGAAGACGTTGAGCGAGGTGTTCAAAAACTCAGGACGGAGCTGCGGATCCGCTTCGGCCTGCGCGGCGTCGTTAATCATCTCCTGCGGCCGGATGCTGTAGCCCCAGCCGGGACTTGCTGCTTCCAGCGCCTTCGGGTCGAGAAGATCGACATCGCCGTTCTCATTGGTCGGGGCTTGTGCAATAAAGATAAAGATCCCATCCGCATACGGATCCTTGATTGTGCCATTGAGGATCTTTTTGCAGAATTCCACGCGCTGCGCCAGAAAGCCCAGCGCATTATCGCCGCCGGAAGAGATAATGATGCAGAGTTTGTTCGTGTAAGCCTTCATCGCGTCACGCAGCTTCTGAAACTGCTTCGGCGACTTATACACGTGCGCTTCGTCGCAGATGACGATGTTGGCATTAAAGGAGTCCTGTTTGTCCGGGTTCGCGGCCAGCGCGTTGATGGAGATAAATCCGTCGCCGATATCGCCGACAATGGAGTGCTCCATGTTGTTGTCCGTAATCCGCAGGCCGCGGCCCGCATCCTCCTTGACGGTCGCGCCGAGTCGCTCGACGTTGTACTTCAAGAAGTCGAAGCCTTCCATTGCCTGCTTGAGCGCGCCGCCAACCTCGTAGACCTTGGAGCCGGATCGGCGCTCATACAGTGCCAGCGCCCACGCCAGCGAGGCGGCAAACGTGGTTTTGACGTTTTTTCGCGGAATGAAATCAAGCGCCTCCTTGAACCTCCGTTCATTTGTTCCCTTGATGTAAAACCCCATGATGTTGAAACAAATGAATTTGTGATAGGGGAGCAGGTAAAATGGAGTTCCGCGCAGGGGTGTCGCGTCCAGAAATTCACCCTGTTGGTGGCAGAGCATCGTCTCGATGGTGGCAATGATCTCGCAGGCCGGCTCCGGGCGGAAGTCCCAGCGGCAGGACGCCAGGTCGTTGAGATAGCGTCGGCATGCCAGGACAATCCACTCGCAGGCAACAATCTCGCCGCTGAGCACTTTATCGACATAGGCGTCAACGTCGCGCTGATACTCTGCCGCATGTTCGACGGCGTAGTCATGCGCATCGGAAAGCAGCTGCTCAATCTTGGACTTGTCAGTGCTTGCAGTCTGCTTGCTGCGGGCCTTGTTCAGTCCGGTCGGCGTCAAGCCCAGCTGATTGCGCAGGCCCGTGACCGTCGCGCGGAGATTTTCAACGACCGTCCAGTTTGGATCCTTCGCCGTGTACTCGCCGCCGGTCTTGTTGGTCAGGGTCGCGACCATCAGGCCGCCCGCTTTCTTCCACGCCTTCTCCGCGCGGCTGAGCTCGCGCTCCGTCTTGGCCAGCTGCTTGATCGTCGGCTCGAAAATCTGGTTGTAGGTGCCGACGGCCTGCATATCGGCGCGGATCATATCCTCTCTGGCCAATTCATCACCTCAAGTATTCTCCGGCCGGCTTCTCCAGGCGCGGCGATGAACCGCGCCCAGCGTTCCCACACGAGGGCCGGAGGAAAGAGGACAAACCTCCGCGCCTGGAGAAACCGGTCGGCCCAGGACGCGCGCCCGCGTCGTTTGCGCGCGCGTCCTGCTCGCGTATTTTCTTGTCGCTTACCCCCTCCCGCTATTTTCCGTCCGTCGGAAAGAGTCCCCCAGCCCGGTGATCTGGGTCCTTTCCGTTTTTGACTTTCGAGGGGGGGATACTCGTTTCTGCCAGGCCAGCCCGGCCGGCGTCAGCTTCCCGGTCGACCGATCGTGGAAGCTGTTGTGCGCCTGCTGGCTGACCGAGATCAGATTCCACTCGGACCACTGCAGTTCCGGGTAATCCTCGACCGGGTAGACATGATGCACTGTCGTTGCCTCGACGCGCCGGCCGTACCGCAGCGCCTCACGGCACAGGCCTTTGTCCCGGCGAAGCACGCGCGCCCGAAGCGACAGCCATCGCTTGCTCTTGTAATCCATCGGCAAAAAGAAAAGCGCCGTGACCCTGAACGGATCGCGGCGCATCTGCCAGCCGGCTATCACCTCGGCTGCATAACAAAAGCGCCAAACGATCCGACCATCATGGTCAAATCATTTGGCGCTGGCACTAGCACGTTGGCTTTGGCTCTGGCTCGTATTTACGTTTACGACTGTCGCTTTCTTGCAGTGCTTGCAGTAAAGCGGGAAGTCGATCAGCCTGGATGTCGGCAGCACTCGCTGCTGCGTCGGCCTGCCGCATAGTGGGCAGATCAGTTTGTCATCCGCTGACACCAACAGTATATCACGCACAGTTTTGTTTTGCAAGACTTTTATCCGCCCTTTCCGTTATTTATTGATTGTTTCGAGCCGAAAATGTTTATCCCGGTTTGATTTTTGACCCAGCCGAAGGTATATCCAAAGTCGCCGTACCGGTTGTCTTTGCGCTCGGCTGACAGCTGCACCACGTTGTCCGGCGGCTCATATCGTTCGCCCGGCCCCAATGTCCGCTCCAGCACGACAGGCTGCGCAAGTCCCTTTGATGGTGTGTACATTCGCGCCTGCCATCTGGCCCGGCCAGTCTTGCGCGGCTCCTTTGTCATGTACATCGCGACCTTATGGTAGCAGTCGATCTCATAATGCCCCGGCCCTTTGTCCGGGCCGAACATCGCGATATACTCGGACAGCTGCAGCGACGGACTGCCGCGGATCGGCCGCAGGCCAAACTGGCGGATCGTCTCAATGTCCATGCTGCCGTATCGCCACAGCTCGCGGATCAGCTCGGCGTTGCCGCCGTCGGCAGGCAGAATCATGTGATGATGGATACGTTTGTCGCCGTGCTCGCCCTCTATGACATACACATAATCATAGGGCAGGCCGCGCGCTTTGCGCGCCGGCCGGTACCGCGCGAAGAACGCGCGCAGTCGGCGAGCGGCGATATCATAGTTCGGCGGCAGGAAATCGTCCGCATAGGTCGTGGTAACGAACAGATCATCCAACGTGAAGTTTGCCTCGATCAGATGCTCCAACTTTTGCACGGATGATTTGTCGTTGAGATACTGCTGGTACGGTGCCGTCTCATCGGCGCGGCCGGATCGTCGTCCGGTCGGCGGCCGGATCGATGCGCTGTCAATCGCGCGGTAGCATGGCCCGGCATAAATCTCTTTGATCGTGCGCGAATAAGGGATCGCGATCACCTCCTGTTTTGTGTTGGCTAGGCGGACTTCCACAAAGAGCGGATCGACTCTGTCCTTCGCATCGCCTGCGGTGACGCCTTCGTCCCCTTTGATCTGCGCAACGAGTTTATTTTGCCGA